CATCCAATGCATTTGATTTTGTAATTTAAAGTAATCGTACATCCACGGGTACTCAAAAGGTTTGTAGTAATCTCTTGTACTAAGTAGACTCATTATTTTCCTCCAATTGTTCAGCATACTTTTCAAGTAGCCAAGTGTTATATGTTTTTCTATATTCTTCTTCAGTTAATTTTACTGCACCAAAAGCTGAGTTCTCGTCACAATGGTCTAACCACATACGGGTGCAAAAACTTCTAAAATTATTTGACATCTTTATCCCTCACAAGCTATACAATCTACCTCGTCTAATTTAATACGAGGTATCTTAATGTTAACATTCTCTGCGTCTCTAGCAGACTCAGACCTAAAGTAATATAATGACTTTAGTTTGTGCATAGCATACCAATGTACATCGTTGACATACTGCATATAATCGTCATGTATTTCTTGACTGTCTGTAGTCTTAGGTAATGTAAAAAATAAATTAACACTTTGACTTTGGCAAATATACTGTTGTCTCATATGAGCGTGTTCAACTATCCATATTTGATTTATCTCGTCTGCTGTTTTAAATATTTCTTTTTCTTTATCTGTAAAGATATCCATGTCTTGGATAGAGCCTTTGTTAGCAGTTATCTCTTTCCAAATTTTTACTTTACTTCCTTTCTTCTTAGAAATAATCTTATCTAAGTATTTATTTTTAACTTGGTACGAACCTGAGAGAGTTTTGTGTGTAAAAATGTTCGCACGATTTGGTTCAATACTAGGGGAAGTGCCACCGCATATAATACTGCTACTGGCATTAGGAGCAATAGCCAAAAGGTGAGCGTTACGCATACCTGAACCACTAATATCAGGAGCTTCACCACGATTCTCCGCAAGAACTTTACTCGCAGCCACGGACTTAGTTTTAATGTGGTTAAAAGCTTTGTTGTTAAATCCTGTAGCAAAGATTCCCTCAAATGGAATGTTATTTTTTTGAAGATAGGCATGGAAGCCCATTGCCCCCAAGCCAAGTGACCTTTCTCTATAAGCAGAGAAGCTAGATTTTGTGAAGCCCTCTTTACCTTCTCGTATATGACTTTTAAACCTTTTAAAATTTGCATTGTAATCTCCTAATTCTGTTGTATCAATTGCGTTGTCTATGAAATGTTGAATAACATTATCCAACATAGTAATTAAATCTGATATAAAGTTTTCATCTTTGGACCATTTATCAAAGTGTTCTAGGTTTACTGAAGACAAACAACAGACTGCTGTTCTTTCTTCATTTGTTGGTAAGGTTATTTCAGAACATAAATTACTTTGCTTAATATCTAAACCTAAATCTTTTTGACCTTTTGGTAAAGCATCATTACAAGTATCTATATTAACCATGTAAGGCTCACCTGTCTCTGCTCTAGCGTGGATTATTTGCCACCATAAATCCCTAGCATTAACAGTCTTAACTGCTTCACCTGTCTTAGGGTCTATGAGTCTCCAGTCTGCATCTTCTTGTACGGCTTGTAAAAATTCATTGGTTATATTAACTCCGTTGTGAATGTTAAGGCACTTCCTATTTATATCTCCACCTGATTCTTTTCTTATGTTTATGAACTCTTCTATTTCAGGGTGGTCAATATTCATGTAAGAAGCATAGCTTCCTCGTCTTGTAACTCCCTGATTAAATGCTAACATCTGAGAGTCAACTACTTTCATGAATGGAATTGAACCAGTAGAACGACTATTGTTAGCAGTAGCAATCCCATTACTTCTAACATCTCCCCAATATCCACCAATACCTCCACCTGAACTAGCGAGCCATATGTTTTCATCATAATGAGAAGATAACCCGTCACGGCTATCAGGTACGTAATTGAGAAAGCAGCTAATAGGTAGACCCCGATTAGTTCCCCCATTGCTAAGAATAGGAGTGCTAAACATGAACCAAAGAGAGGAACTGTACGTATAAAGTCTTTGAGCCAACTCAAAATCCGTAATTCCTTTAAAGGTTGCTCCGAATATTGCTGCTCTTGCGAAGGCTTCTTGTGCATGTGTTTCTCCTGATGCTTCGTAAAGATACCTATCCTTTAAAGTATCTAAACTGAATTTATTTAATTTGTTTTCGTTGTTATAATCTATTTTAATACCTAAGTATTCCTTTTGACCTACCTTGTCTTCGACCATTAGCCGTTCTCCTTATCATTTAAATATAATGCAATCAATGCATAGTGTATAATCTTAAGTAGGTCTGCGTCAGACTTACCATTCTTCTTTCCATATCTCATGGCATATTTCATAATGTTACCAATACAAAAACCTTCTCCATGTCCTGCATCTATAATCATATCAGTTGCTTGATATTTAGAATTAGCGTAGTGTTGTTTATAAGTTTCATTTATATACTGTTCAACTCCTCTAAGGTTTATTTTTTCATCAAATTTATATTCCATATTATTCTGTCCATTCTTTAGGTAGTGTGTGTTCAGAGTACCACCTAAATTTATTTTTTTCTGCCCACTCTGCATGGCTTCTTTTACTTCCGTCTTTTCTTCTCTTAGCTTGTGGCATAGGAGAACTAGGACTAGAAAACAAAAAGACTAACTCTTGTTTAGGCTTAAGAGACTTACGTACCCAAACGTACTTATTATATTCGTTGTAATCCCAAAACCTACCTTTAGCTTCTAATAGGTATTCTATACCATTAATAGTTTTTGTAAAGTCAGGTTCATACTTATGCTCTATAACATAAGGAATCTTATCAGAATGATGTGACCACTTTGATAAAACATCTTGGTGTAGTGTATATTCCCACCCTGAATCATATCCTTTAGGAAGATTCTTTTCAGTAGGTCTAATTTTTCGTGGCTTTCGATAACCTCTTTTCATAAAATTCCTTTTTTAATTTTTGATTAAACCACTTCTGAGAGAATGAAGATAGCATTATTCTTTGATTAGCATATACATGCTTTTGGTCAGGCATGTAGGCTTCAAAGTTTTGTAAGTTTATTTTAGACGCTTCATATTCAGGTAATAAAGACTGAAGCCATTCAACTGTTAAGCTTTTAGCTTTTCTTCGTAATTTCTTAGCTTGTCTACCATTCATATTATTTCCTTTACGTTTGGTAGCTTCTCTACCTTAGTTAAATATACATTACCTTTTGCATATGCGAATGTTCGTAACCCTTTACCTTCATTAACATCTGAATAACATGTAAATTTATGAGGGCAATAGTTGCATCCCATTGGTAATTTCATGTTACCTGAAACACCCTCCGCTATAACATTATAGCATCTGTCAGGAGGGTTGTCAAGAGCAATAGCCTTTTTAACCTCTTTTATTTTGTGAACAATGTTTGGCTTCTCTAAATCGTCAGGAATAAAGGTAGTTAATTCTCCTGTTTCTTTATTCATAACTAAGAAACCACCATTAGAAGTCTGCTCTGCTTCTTCATACCCTGCTAACTGTGAAAGATATCCGAAGTTATCGTTTTGGGCAAGCGTACCCTCTTTAAATTTCTTAAACGCAAACCCTGATGCAGTCTTAACATCAATAACTTCTCCGTCTATAATAGAATCCATATGTCCTTTGATGCCTTTAACTGATACTTCTTTTTGTTCTCCTGATACAACGTGCCCTGAAAGACGAACAAAGAATAAAAGTAAAACCTCAAGTAAATGTCCATACAAAAACTTAATGAATGTAGGGGCATCTATCTTCTCTTGATGTTCCTCTGATAAGTTTAAATCATACCATAGTCTACGTAGAGGTCTACCAATATTAGACATTCTTAAACCGCTTTTAGGTCTAGGTTGTGGGGTTGCCCACCCTCTTAAAGCATCAGACATTTCCTGACCAAACTTTTCATAGTCTTCGTCTGATATTTTAATAGCTTTATCTTCCGATAAAACTCCTATAGTTTTATAGATATCTTCTACAAGAGTATCTAGTTTAGGCAACTTCTTTTTTGTCTGTTTCTTTTTCATCTTTAATTTCTTTAAAAGCTTTGATAACATCTGACGAGAATAGTTTTTGTAAGTTCACTAAGAACATACGACTCGCATTGTTATCTCCACCCGATACAGTTTTAAAAGTATCTAGTTTATCGACTATCTTTCTGAGAGTATCTGTATGGAAAACAAGAGTGCAGTACTCGTCTTTACCTATACACAGGTTGTGAAACCAGTAATCAGACTCAGTTGCTCTGATGCCTGAAGGTTTACCCCAAGACTCGTACTCAATGCAAATGTTACCTGACTTCTGCCAAATATCTCTTTCTGATTTGACTTCTATCTTTTTATTAGTGAGCATGTCTGCTATCTTTTCTTCTCTAACAGTACCATACTGTAAATCTAAATCAAATTTCTTTCTATCTTTTTTAGTGGGTTTCATATTTCTCCTTGTAAGTATTTAAAATTTCTATAGCTGTATCTGTGTGTATTTTTATCCATTCTCCATTATTATCTTCTGCAAAAAATTTAATAAATTCTAGTATTTTTCTCTCAGCTTTTAATTTATTTTTTACTGTAATAAATTTTACAAGTTTAAAATCTTTTAAAGGACAAGCTGCTTGAAATTGAGATAATCTTCTATCGGCATTTAGAGTTGTACCAACTTTAATCCAACCTTTCCAAGCAGGATTAGAAATAATATATATTTCTCCTTTTGCTTTTGATAACCACTTCCCTGCTCCATATTTTTTATCCATATGTTTTTTTAAACCGGCAGCCGATAAATGTCTTTTAGTTTTTTCTTTCAAATGTGCACAAGCTTTTCTTAAAGACATATTGTTTTTAAGTATTTC